GGCGGCAAAATCAAAGACTCGTTCATCTTCGACATCCTAAAGGGCAAGACGAAAACTCTGAGCGTTGAGAAGGTCCACGCTCTTGCTGAGGGGCTTGGTGTGAGCGCCCTGGATGTATTCAAAGCCGCCAGCGGGGAAGGGGTGAAGTTCGAATACTCGGAAGCCTGGACTCCCAAGACGCTGCTTCGAACAATGGAAGTAATAGCAGACGACCCTGACCTTACTCAGATAGTGAAATCTCTTACCAAGGCGAAACCTGCCAGAATCAAAGCAGTGCGGAAGGTGCTTGAACAGAAGTAGGTTCAATCAGACTCTATACCGTAGTAGTGGGGAAGGAACTCTTCATATTCCCTGAATAGTGTTAATGCCGCTTCTGGGGTTATAAGCGCGGCTTGTCGTCCCTTCTCTCTCGCATAGTCATATACAATGCCGAGTTTTCCCTCACGAGCAACCAAGTTGACGCCCTTAAATTGCGGATGCATCTGTGTGAGCATATGAGCAAAATGTTCACAGTCTTTTTGACCAAGAAACATCCAAATCACACCCTTAACAGTATCTTTGTCAGGCACAAAGATTGCAGTCTTCTTATCTTCATTGAGAATGAGCCAAATATCGGCATCTCTTCCCAGTTCAGAAAGAATCGTTTGTTCACTGGGTAATCCACTTATCATACCAGCCTCCATTTTTTCTCTAGTCGAGCCAATTCATCTTCAAACATTCGTATAGCAGTTGGACCGTCAGTCGTATCAAGCGCGACCAATACCGCTTCTCTAATATGGGGGCGAAGAATGCAGAAGTCTTTATCGTAGTTGAGAGAAGTCAAGACAGTCATTGAACCATCATATAAGGTACGCAAACTCCTAACCTGGTCACGCGCTCGGAGAACTAGGCGTCGTCGTTGTTCTAATTGTTGTCTCCTCTTTTCAATTCTCCAATGACACCAAGGTGCAATCAAACTTGCTATGGTGCCTGAACCCAAACCAGCGATACCACCTATCAAAGCCGTAAGAACTTTGTCATCCATAAAGGCTCCTGTGGATATCTAATTTGCGCGATTTTACAGCCATGCTAATCTTAAATAAAGGCCATTAACCCCTCAAAATATGGAACCGACAATTAATGAGAGATTTGTTCGATTAACCTCTACTGTGCCCTTCCCAGAAGACATTACCTATGGCGATGACATAGCAGTCGAAATCAAAGGTCGGAGTTACATTTTCAACTGCGTGAAAATCGAAGGTAAGGACAATCAAGACGGTACGATTGACCGTGTGTTCATTCTTAAGAGTGTATCTGAATAATTAACCAGCGCTCGCGAATGCGGCGCACAATCATATGATTCAAAACAAGAACATTCGTGTGGATTCTATTGAGACTAAGATGGCCAATAGTGGTAACACGAAATACATCATCACAGAAGGAAAGGATAAATACTACTTCTGGAGACTCGAGAAAGGCTCGGAAGGAAACGTATTCAATTCCTTTACGGGAATGACCGATGCAGGAACCTTGAAGAAAGGCGCTGTCGTTCATATCGGATATACGGAAGAAGATGAATCCTTCGTGAATAATGAGGGCAAAACCATCAACTACAAGTCCAGACACATTGTCGGTCTCAGAGAAGCGGGAAATGACGCTACGGTGTCTGACAGCCAACCGGCCCAAAACTCTCGTCCTGGGGCAAATTCTCGCCCTACAGAGAGTCCTAGAGAGTCGAGTGCGGCCTTTGGTCAGAGATTAGCAATTCACGGTATGGTCAACGGTATGCTTGCAGCGGGAAGGGAACCACAGGTTGTAATTGATTCACTTGGCGAGCTACTCAAACTCGAAGATGCTATTGATACTGCGCTCAAAAGTCCGAGTGATTATCTAAGTGATGACTTGCCTACTATCCACACAGACGACAATGATGAATCTATTTCAGTAGAAGATATTCCGTTTTAGAAATAGGGTGGATTGAATAGGAGAAAATCAACTCAGTTTTGAACGTGTTTTTGAGAGACATTTTCGACTACAAAAGAATACGGTGAAGGAGTATCAATAGGAATTCAAAAAAGAATTGCTGGAAAGAAGAGAAAAATAGTGCAGAAAATTGTGCAGTATTTTTGCAACTTCACGTGAGAGATGTGAAAAATAATTCTTGACATTTATCGGTCTAGACCGATAAATTGCTTGCTGTAGAGATAGTAATTATCTGCTTTGTAAAGCAGAAAAAATTGGGTGACCCTGTCCGACTTGGAACGCCGGCACGCAGCCACCCTAACACGGCACAAACAAAGGCTGGGGACTCCAACGTGGAAGGTTGGCTGAACCCGGCCTTTCCTCGTTGTGATAGTACCAAAGTCTTGCAAAATCCCCAACAACTTTTTTTGGAAAGTGTTGACAAAAAAGAGAACCTCGACGCGAGATGGCCGGGGTTCTCTCAGGTTGTGAAGGCGTTTTAGGTGGGATGGTGCCGCTCCTGTTTACATTGAACGCGAAGTCGGCGGAAGGTGAGGTCAAGAGGCTTAGTTGTTGTTCGTGTTGTTATTCACGTCATCACCCCCTTTCGTCTCCTCGGCCGCTTGGTGCGACTGTATCTAACGTTGTTGTTTCGTCTCGCTCGCTCCCACATTTGAAGGTCTTTCTCATCACGGACGGTGAAAGAGACAAACTTGGTCTGGGAGGGAAGGGAGACGGCGACGTATGAAACTCCGATTGAGAGTTTGGTCATTTCTTCCTCTCTGATTTCCCTTGCGATGTCGGCCACACTGCAACGATTCGGTGTGTCGCAGATGTGGTTTCGAATGAGCGGGGGATCTTGACGCACCGGCCTTTGTACCCCCTCGGTACTCCTTTTTGGATTGGCTGGAGTATGGGACCCCCCGCTTTCTGGAAAACTTGCGTGGATTGCCTTGTGTATTCCGACAGCCCAGTAGTGGTCCTGGTGCGTCGATTCCTTGTCGAGAAACAGCGAGGCACGGTCGTAGAGCTTCTGCAACGGCTTAGGTAACACAGTTGTACCTCCGTTAATGGGGTCAGCTAGAGCCAACTAACAATTTCTTTGTCGATTTCTTGGAGTGAGTGCGAACGGCTTTTCTTGGGCGCAGGTGAGAGGAAGCCGGGACGTTTGATAACGCGGATTATGTGATGTCTGAGATTTTCTTTTCAGCGGTTCCCGAGTGGGACCGCATCACATAATCTTCGTATATCAGATGGCCCTTTCCTTTTGTGCTTCGTTGCAGAACCGCTCTTGAATGTCGATATACTGGTTCAAGACAGGGTTGAGTCTTCCTGTAGCCTTGAACTGCTGGAAGGGCGGAAGCTGCTTGAAGCTGGATGTAAACGCATTTGAGAGGCTCCACATACTCCGTGCTTGGAACTCGTCGTACTCTGGCTCGAAGTAGTGGTGGTGAACTTGAGGCAACAGCTTTAGGGGAGCAATCTTTCCATCTACGAACACGTCATAGATAATCCCCTTGGCCTGTACCTCGGTGAGTTCGCGTTCCCTCCACTGTGAGACTGTTTTCTGAAGTGGCTCGAAGCTCCTCTGGATTCGGTCTACACCGACACTCAGGGCGTCGATGAGATTGAAGTTCTTGGAGTGCTTGGAGAGGACAGGTGAGAAGTCGCCCTTGAAGGCCATGTTCGAACAGACCATAACGCGGTAGCCGACAGTCATTGCAAGGCGCATTGACTTGTCGTTGGCGTTTCGGATTCCAATCGAGAAACGGCATCCGGTGAACTCGTAGTCCAGTTCCATTAAACCAAACATCTTCATACCGTCTTGAGAGACTGCGTATTCATCGGCGAAGACATTGATGTGCCTGAAGTCGAGCGTCTCGATGAGCGCGTTGACGATTTCGATATGCGGTAGTGGTTGGTGTGTTTGCGTGCCTTGGGGTGCAGGGATCAGCGCGAGTGCTTCCCGCGAGATTCTGCTTGTTCCTCTGCCCGCGATTAAAACGCTTTCGGTCATAACACCTCCTGAGTGTTTGGAAAGTTCAAAGGGCGGGTTGCCCCGCCCCTGTGGTTATTCTTCGGCGGAGTCGCCGGTCTTGGCTTCGCGTATTTGAAACGAGATTCCAGGGAACAAGTCGAGTTTGACGTTGATGCTTTGGTCCCTGTTTTCAAACGCTGCTCCTACGCGATTCCAGTATGTTCGCTCGTTTTGTCCTTTGCCTGTTTTCACAATCTGATAGACAACTAGCAACTGAACACCGCTCCTTTCCCAGCCTAAGCTGGAGAGACACCCCATGCAGTCTTTTTTGGACTTATTTTTTGTAGGGCGTCACCCCAACTCCTGAGTGCGAGCTTTAAAATAATCCACTCAGGTGGGGAGCCAAGTTAGGTAGATTATTTACCGCCGATTTTTTCACCGACGCGGTAGAGGCCAGAGCTTGCCAATGCAGCTACAATTCCGGTTTCAACTGTCAAACCGAAAAAGTGCAAAGAGCCAAATAGGATTCCAGCGACTACAGCAGCGCCGAATAATAGTGCTCCCTTTTTATCGCCGTCGGTAAACAACCGAAGGCCATTTACTAAGCCGATGATAACTGCGCTGGCTTGGATAATTGTTTCCATTATTTCTCACCACCTTTCGATGTTAGTGCTAATTGTGAATAAAATTGATGAATTTTTTCCTGGGCGTATGCGACGTATGCTTTACCACAGTTGATACATGCTTTGAAGGTAGTTGGCGGGATTGATGAAACAGAAACAAAGGTCCATTGGTGAGTGCTTGTATAAGGAATGTGCCAAGATTCTTTACAAGGATTCAAGATGAAGTTTCGCAATGAGTCAGGTATCCCAGCACCCTTTACTGGCATTCCAGGGGGTGGCTTGTCCGCGAGAGGCGATATATTTAATGGCGGCTCGTATATTTGCATCAGCGTCGAATACGTTTAGTCCTGCTTTTCCTTCATCAGTACCCACCCACGTTGAGGCGAGATATTGGAAGACACCCGAAGCGGTAGACCGAGCATTCTTAGAAAATTGGTTGTATCCAGATTCGCATTGAGCGATACGAAGTGGAAGGTCGGCAGATATTCCATACCGTGCTGAGTAGTCTTTGATGAGTAGGATGACTTCTTCTTTCGTGTACGTTCGACCAGAGTAATCCCGTCCACTCGGTTGTGCGGATCTGTTACCCACTGGCCGTTTTGTAGGTGGTATTGGGGCTGGTTCATGTCGGGTTAATAAGTTTGGGTCTTCGAGAACATTATTTGGTTGTGGTGCTATTGCTGTCGCTGGTTGAGCGGCCAACAGCCCAACTACGGCTGCGGCCAAAAGAAACAGCAAGACCTTGATGATGAACTTTATACATTTGGCTTGTTAACTCCACAGTCGTCCTTTAACTCGTCTGTCACAACGTCTCCTAGTAACCCTCCAGGACGGTTTTCAGAGTTTGAATGGTCAATATACAAATTACTTATTTAGCTCGTATTCAATCATCTCCATATTTGCAGCGTATCCGGCGACATCGGTGAGGTTGTCTCGCTTCGGTTTGTGGGAATCGCGAGTAATCTTTTGGAGTATGTTCATCCAGCACACATCCCTCGCTGTCAGGGGTCCTTTTCTGCGAGCTAAAAAGGAATTCCAAAGTTCTGCTGTGAAGCTGTGGTTGTCGAGTGGATTACCGTAATCGTGGTTTCGGTCGCGATGAACAATCTCATCAGCTTCTTGAAGAATATTCATTAGAGTCCGCTTACTTCTTTGGCTTTGGAAAAATCGACTGTTCCATCTGGCTTCTCAAGAGCCACTCCGTAGTTAAGCGCCTTGTCCTTTATGGCTTCTTCGCTTGTAGCGGGAACGTAGAATCCGAATTCACTTGTTCCGGCTTTTTTGATGAACTGTGTGTTACCCATAAATTCCTTTGCGACAACGACCCACCCGTCAAATGTCATGTTAATGAAATAACTCTCCTTGATGTGGTGTTCGTGATGAGTGGACGTACACCATGAAGACTTAGCGATAATGCATCTTTGGTTATTGTGTGTGTGATAACCGAAAGCATAAAGATAGTGCGCCCATTCTACTGTTCCCTGGCTTGTCGGGGGCGAGGGATTCGTTTTGTCCTGCCAGCCTATATTGTTGCCGTATACTCCGAAGACAGCACCTTTGTGGTCTCTGACGGCGACTGCAATGCTGTGTATCCCTCCGGCTGCCACGCTGAAATAATTGGCTTCGATATCGCTGGCTTCTGCGGCTGCGCTAATACCGGCCTTACTGCGCATGGCAGTTTCAGTCTGGTGCGCGGGGTCTGGAGTTTCATCTCTTGTAGCTTGTCCTGAATACACAACTCGGGAGACTGCATCCCGTCCGTAAGCTCCGCCCTGGGGGAGGTAGATTTGAGCATAGATGTCTCTGCGGGAGTAATCTTTTCGGCGAAGCTGCCAGTGGTAATAACTAACAGCTTGTGAGGTACAAGATAATGAACCGTTCTGATTTTCATTTGGCGGTTCTGGAAGGCGAAATTCTTTGCTCCAGTCAATGGGTTCTGCTGCGGCTGCTATAACACCAAATTGAAAATCCCTGGGGTCGTGCGGTTGAGGTACCGCTCCTTTTCCAAGTTGGTCTATTGGTGTGTCGTTCATCTTATGTTGGTTACTTTTTCTAAAATCCTACCCCTGCACCATTTCTTACATTTTTGGCATTGATACTGTTGGACTCGACCTGTTTGAGTGTAGTCAGTTCCTTGTTTCATTAAGTCGTGAGAACCGCAATTCGGGCATCTGTCTGGGAGTCCCATCATCACTGATACGTTGGGATGGTTTTTGATGTACGGAAGAAAGTGTAGATAAATCTTTTCAAGTAGAACCACATCTCGCTTGTTGTACTCAATCATATTTCTCCACGCTTTGATGTCCCCATCCATGCATTTTTTCCACATATCCCAGCCGGTGTGGGTACGTTTTCCTCCGTAGCCTAAGTGCTTTCCTAAATCGTGGAGTTTCCTGCTTATGAACCCGAAATTCTTTGCTACTTTAAGGGTATCTACTGTCTTGTAAGGAGAGGGGGGTGGAAGTTTCCAATAAGCGAATCTGGCTTGGGCTTTCTTGATGTCGAAACTATCTCCATTGTGGGCTACCAGGATGTCGGCTTCGTCAAAGAGTTGCCAGAGTCTTTTAGTGAGTTCGTAATCGTTGTGTTTGTCTTTATGATACCCCTTGAAATCGGGTAGGGCGAAACTCTGAACCTTCTTGCCTAGTTCTTTATATGACACACACAATAAAAATCCTTGTTCTTCTATCCCGACAATGTTCCCCTCTTTCCACAAGTCAAAGAAGTATCCTTTAGCAGGGGCATTTTCAATATCCCAGCAGATAATCTTAGGTTTCACTTGTGTTGTTCTAATCTCAGTATGAAGGTTAGATAAAAACTCGTCCACTAGGGTTATCCCCAGGTTAGCGAACCAACAATCCGAGCACTATCAAGGCAATGCCTGTTATGAGGGGTACTCTGCCGCCAAGAGCTATTGCCACAAGAGCAATGCCCACAACAACAGGTATAGAGTGAATGAGCATAGAAATAGTATCCATATATTCCTTTCGTTCATTAATTATCTTTCTAGGTTATGTTCTGAGTTTTCTGCACGTCCCAATTCGCGTCCTTCGGCAGTCGCTTCTCCCTTTGCTGCTTTGAGGAGTTCATCCATTCGGCTGTTGATTGATAAATGTACTTCTTGAATAGCACTTGAGTTTTGTTTGCTACGCCGCAGCGATAAAAGAGCTACTAATGTAGGTGGGAAGGCTACTATCAAAGCAATGATGACGGGTATCCAGTTCATATGTTTTATTCTTTAAAGATAGTTTGAAGGGTCTTGCTCGGGGTTGTAATTTACTGGCCTTAGGTCAAAGCCATAAACTAAAAGTACTTCATCATTAACTTCCACGCGGAATGTAGGAGCAATGCCTTTGCTTGGCGCGGTGCCAATAATAATTCCGGTTTCATCACCGACATAGACTCTATCGTTTATCCTAAATTGGTACTCAAAATCGTAAGTTCTCATGCGCCAAAGATTTTCTTTAATATCAAATAGCCGGCGGTAGCTGCTCCCAAAAGTCCTAAAAATTTCAAGATTGTGACAGTGACTTTAGAGAAGCCGCTCATATCAACAAAAATCTTGTATATGGGATCCATCTTGTTTTTGACTTGGGTTAAATCACTTCTGATAGAAGTGTTTTCGGTTTTCAAGAATTGAGCCAGTTTGTATTGGGCTTCTGCTCTTTCCAAAGATAACTTATCTTGGGCATCTAACCTGGTAAGAAGCTCGTCAAAACGCCTGTTTAATTGGTTCAAATCTTCGGGATTCATGTCGTTCATTTTGGGATTGCGATTTAAGGTTTTTTAATTAAGCCCATGCTTCCCATAAGATTTGAGCTGTTCCTGTGGGTGTACCGGTCTTAGTCCAGGTCAAAGTAATGTTTGTTGCGTCAAAAGTTGCCACAGCAACTTGATTGTTTCCTGCGCTCACAATCAGGGTAAGAATGTTTGTAGTCGAAACGTCTGAATTGACGGCAGTCCCAACTTGAGTAGTCATATAAATGGCTTTGGTATTGGTGCCGTTATATGTGCCTTGAGCAGAAATATTGACTGCGGCGGTGGTACTTGAGGTGCCTGATAGTGCTTTGACCCTAATTCTTCTCGGCGTAACACCTAAGCCATGAGCTATGGTCTGTGCGCCACTTGCGGCGGTCATATCTCTTGTAGTTACTCCCGACTGATAATCAAGCAAGGTTGATACTTGTGACAGCATTTGAAAATTAGTGCCATCATAAGAAACTCTCACAATCTGACCAGCCAATATATCCCCTGTCACTAAGGCGTTGTTATATAGCTTAACAATGGACTTCGCTCCGAGACCATTAACATTTAACGTGGCGGCTCCTGTGTTTGCTACGTCCGCTTTGAAGGTGTAAGTATCGCCAACGTCGTAGTCGTTCGGCGCAGGAGTTACAGTAATAGCGTAAGAGTCATTACCTGTACTGCTTGCGGCGTATAGTCCTGCGGCGGGGTAAAAGCTATTTAGTTCTGCTGCGGTAAGCTGGTCACCGGCTGCTTTGTTAAATCCCATGTTGGTATTAGTTAATTGTTAGAGACCAGTCGAGGGTCAATGTCTGGCTCGTTGATTTAGTGATGTTGATTGCTACCCTTGAAACCAAGACTCCGGTATTTGCACTCCCCGTACCGTCAACGACTATTCCCGCTTCTCGGTAAGTTCCTGATGTTTCAGTAGGGTTGAAAAAAGCTGTACAAGAAGCGACGTTTGCTACGTTGGATTTGGAGGCTATGTTGTTGCGATAGGTTTCCGTTTGCAATTGAGTATCGCCTACGGCTGGTGTGCTGGTGCCGCTTCCCAACACAGCCTTATTTAAGAGCATTGTGTTATCAGGAGTAGCATCGGCGAAGTTGTTAGCAACCATTGCCTTGGCTGCCGTGGTGATAATATTTTCGTATTCAAAAACTTCAGTCTTGCCGGTGTGAATATCTCGGAGGGTGAACTTGTAATGGCCTTTAAGTGAGAGGGATTGAGGTAAATTCTTTTTTATATTCATGAGAGCGGGCTGCCTTCAATAATGAAGGGGCGCAGTGTTCCAGTTACAGCCTGAGGGCCAAGTCTGAATGAGACTGCGTAATTTAATGCTTGAGGAGTGAAGACTTCAGCGATAGAAACTGACTCTGCAAACTTAGCGAACTTCTGCAAGAGAATGTTTTCTGTATCTCTGATTTGTTCGCCGCTCTGCCTGAGCTGGTTTATTAGGAAATCGATTAGGGTGATTGTCTTTAGGGTGGCGAGTTCTACCCGATACATACCCACGTTCTTACTCACCATTGAAAAGGAAACTCTTTGAATCAGGAAGTCTTCATTTACTCCGCGCTGGGTAGAGTTGACTGTAATAACCTGCCCGCTCCTGAGACCTGATGTGTAAGTGGAAAATGAGGCTTCAGAGATCTTATTCGCATAAGCTTCAAGTTCTGCGACCGCGAAGTCATAGGCTTCTTGCTTGCTTGAAATTGTGGTATCGGTGCGCGCGAATTCTGATACTCCGTAGGTTGAAATGGAAGCAGGGTCTTCGACTTGAACGAGGATGTCATAGAGAGGAATTCCAGTTACATCGACATTATTCGTCCCTGCTGCTGGTGCCGTTGTGAATTTGATATAGGTCTCATTGAAATTCCATAGAACATCAAAGTCGGCTTCATCATCTAAGAAATCTACTCCAACAGTTTTGCCCACTCCTCCGACTGTGACAGTGGGCAAGCTCGCAAACTTATTCGATAGCTTAAAAAATTTCTTAGTACCATCTCCATCAAATTCTTCTGTCCTAGGGTCGCCTTCGGCTTCGCCTCCCCGGATAAACACTTTATTACGAAGCTGGGAAATGTCTTCTGAAACTTCTAAAGAATCGTAAATGTAGTTATTTGAAGTATCCGAGATATTAAAAGGTGCGGCTTCTGTATTCTTCTCAAAGAAATGAATATCGTTGTTGTAATCAACATACCAAGAGTAGTTGGACAGTTTGGCTAGTTTCTGGAGGGCTTCAGTAACACTTATACGATTGAAGGTGATTGTCTCAACTGCGACCGGCGCGTTGACGTTGGTTGTGGTAAATGTGGGAGCGTAGTTGGCAACAAGGTCATCGATAATGTCGTTGATTGTCGTGCTGGTAAACGTTTCGGCAACCAGAACTCGATTTAGATAATGTGTGTTGTCTACGCAATCAACTTCATATCGGACTATCGCGTGGCCGTCAGTTACCTTCTTGATACTTAAAATCAATCCCTTATAAATAGTGGTGGTGTCTAATACTTCAACCGTATCTCCAACTGCCGGTGCATAAGTTGAACCTGCATGTTTGTTGATGGCGAAAGAAACGGTGTCTACTTTCTCATTAAGTACATCGCTCATCTGTACGGTGTTCCAAACGACCTTGCTCGTCCTGTCAGTGCCGTTGATTTTGAGGGTTATGTTCATACCTGGACGTTGCGCTTTAGGGCTTTCATTATCTCGTTACCTATCTGTTCGGCTATTCCCTCGCGTCCCATGAAAGTGTTACCGGTGAGGGTAAGGTTGATGGTTGTATTCCCGGCGGCGGCAAGTTGGGGTGAAAAGAGTGCTTGTGGGTTCTTAGTAGCGATTAAGTAATCATCAGGGTGGGTTGTAATGATATTGCCATTTGGTGAAATAATAGCATCGTTAACGCCCGCGGCTTTACCTACTAGGCCAATAAAACCTTCTTTCAAGCTTCCTAAGAATCCTCTATTTGCTAACTTTTCAGCTTCTCTGTTTGCCGCGGCCAAATCACTAGATAATTGTTCCAGTTTCTTTTTTCTAGCAGGGTCAGTGGCTTTATCGATAGCATCGGCTAACTTGTTTTGCAGCTCGGTTCCTACACGGGCAGCCTCATTTAAGGCTTCTTGTTCTTTCTTTAGTCCCTTGTAAGACTCAGCCGCTTTCCAAATAATTGCAGCAACTGCTGTCATAGCTATGACAATCCCCAAAGGCCCCGTCATTAACGCAACCATAGTTGTAAAACCAGTAATGATTGCCGGCAAAGCCAATCCAAGTAAGCCCACAAAGGTGACTAAAGTTGCAAGACCGGCCGAGGCTGCCAGTATTCCAGCTATTAATTTGGGATGCTCGGCACTCCAATCAACAAACTTCTCCACCAGAGGGGTCAGTTTTTCAAGTAACAGTAAAAGCGCTGGTAACAAGGCTTTGCCGATGTTCTCGGATACGTTGCCTAACTGAACTTTGGCGGCTGCGAGTTTTCCTTCAAAAGTCGTGAGGGCTACTTCGTTTGTGTATTTTAAATTCTGCTGGAAGCCTTCATTAATCGCAGTAACCTTCTGTGTTTCAGTCCCGAACTCAATCATGTGCTTTTGAGCGTCGGTGAATCTGATGCCGGACTTTTCCAGTATTCCGAACTGGCCGTTCAACGCTTTGGCAATCATGTTGGCGGAATCTTCTAACTGTTCGCCTGAAGCAGTCACACCGTACTGGTTCACGGCTAAATCGGCGAGTGAGCCACCTAAGTTACGGACTGCTTCATTAGACAAGCCGAACGTAGATAACTGAGCTAGGCCAAGTTTGATGTTGTCGCCGTCGAGTACGCCTTTTCTTTCGAGGGCATCAGCTAAGTCTGAGGTGGCCTTTAACTGCTCACGAGTGGCGTGAGTTACATCAATCACAGCGTGTTCGAGCTGCTTATTGATTGCTTCAACTTTGGCGTAGTCTTTCACCGCTTTGAAAGCAAGTGCGCTAATCGCTCCAAGTGCTACAGTTCCAACTGCCGCCATAGCCTTAAACGCGGGCTGCATTGATTGGAGTTTGCTTTGGACTTTATCTAAAGAGCCTGAAACACCGGCAATGACTTTGCTGGCTTTATCTTCGGCTGTTATGACTGCTTTAAGTTGCGCGTCGGCCACTGGCTTTTCGTTCTGCTTCAAACTTCTTCTTGAAGAAGTCTTTCAGCTCGTTAATGAAGAAGGTGGGTTGGGAGAAGTAGTCGAAGTACGTCCACTTCATCTCGTAGCAGAGGAATAGGGAATCTCTATCGAAGGCTATTTTTTTTTACGTTGTTCGTCGATTGAATCGAGGATGAACTTATAGTCATCTTCGTGCATGTTCAAAACAGCATCGAGGATGTTTTCCTTGTTGTCTGAAACTCCAATGACAAAGGTTTCAATCTTCCTGTGGGCCGTGTCGGCAATGATTTTCTTCAAGTCAACATTACCGATGTCTGGCTTACCTGCCATGTCCGCTTTAACAGCGACGGCTTCATACATAAGTTCGTCAATGAACTCGGCTTCTCTACCCGTAATCCAGGACTTAATCTCTACTTCCGCTTTACCTATTGGTGTGGTGATTTTGTGAGTATTCATATTAGGCAACGACATAGGTTGTTATGAGGTTTGACAAAACAGCGGTGATTGCCTTGGCTGCGGTGGCGTCATAGTGAGCGGTGAATTTGATGTCTTCTTTTACAACATCATCTAACGGACGGTCGGGTGTGAGGTCTTCAAAGGTAACTGCCGGCAAGGTGATGACGAGTTTCGGATTAGCTGATGCACCAATGGTGACATCGCTTCGGGTCATTGTTATTTGCAGCGCCTGGCGTGTGCCTGCCAAGAACAGGTCGTGGTAGGTTTGGTTCTGGAAATCAATCTTGAACGAACCGCTGATTTCCATGAGCATAGCGAACACGTCATTCGGAGAGAGGCTTCCGATATTCATGTCTGGGCGAGCGTTGTTGTTGATTGAAAGGGACAGTTCTTTGAGCTTGATTGCAGTTGCGCCCGCGAGACCTGAGGTGTCGTTGGCAATCTTGATTGATACATCCTGCTGGCGGAAATAAACATCGCCGCTTGCGAATGACACTGTGTAGTCGGCGTGTGTAGCTTCACTTCTTGCGATAAATCCGCATGTAGCATTAACCAAATCATCGACTGGAGTGCGGATTTCAAGACTATTAACTGTTGCGCCCTTATACTCGAAGTCCTGGAAGTTGGGAGCGCCTAGTCCAAGCGTAAGAGTGGGGTGCTGTGGGTTATTAAGTAAGACTGAGAATGTGTGGTCGAAAACTGCGGCGTTAGCTCCACCTTGAGTTACAGGTGTGGAACTCCCAAGCAAACTCTGGAGAATCCAACCAATAGAATTAACCCGAAGGTTGAATTCAAGGTCGCCTTCTGCGCGGGTCTGGACGATTTCAGAACCGCTGCTCATGATTCCTGAACCACGAGTCTCACGGATCAGGACTTTTTCTAAGACAGGACGGATGCCTGAGGGAGTGCGGCCTGGGATCCAAATGGAAGGTGTGACGCCTGTTCCTCTGGCTGCTGCGGATTCGCCGCCAACTCCGACGTTGACGCTTTCGCCTAATAAGTAGGCCATGTTATTTGTTGATTAATTTCTTAAGTTTCGCTGTAGCTTCCTCCAAAGTTGCGGCCTCGACGGTTATGCCGTGCTCGGGAAAGTTAAACTCAATGAGTTTCTTGGGTTCTTTGACATCTTTATTAGAGACATCCTTCGTTTGATATTCGGTAATCATAGTTATTTCTTTTTACGAGTGGACTTTTCGGCTTTCACTTTGACGACAGGTTCGACCTTGCCCTCTCGGAGTTTTGCCTCTTCTTCAACGGTGATGACATCGCCAAGTCTCAAGTGAGGAAAGCGGGCTACATCTTCGTTGGATACTGTTCGTACATTAGACATAGTTGATTAGTTTCTGCTCTTAAGAGCGTTAATGAATTAAGTGTTGGGGACGTACTTGACGCACCTGATTGTGAGTTCGGCCATTCGGTAAATGCCTTCTCCTCGTTCTTCGTACTGCCATACAGAAGGAACTGGCTTGACCCACTCACACGCGGCTCCTAAGACGCCTCTGGTGGAAAAAGCGTCGAGCATTTCATCTAAAGCATCTTCTAAGGCTGACTCTGCTGCGTCATAATCACTTTCATCTTTGATGGGGTAGTAGACCCTGACCTTGAAGGCATACACACGGCGGTCGTCTGCTGTGGAGGAGTAGTCAGCTTCGTTCTCGGAAGGGGATACTACTGCGGCCGGGAAGCCCGAAAATGTGGAGCGGTCGGTGGCGTAAGCGACTTGTATCTTGTCGAGGTCAGTATTTATTTTGCCGATTATGGCAGCTCGGATGGTTGAGAACATTAGTGGATTGAATTAAGGACTGTTTGTAAAGCTCCTGTTAGCTCGTTATTAAAGAAATCTTGGTTGCCTTCTACTGCGTCTGTGAAAAATGGTTGTTTGCGGGTGCCGGGGTGATGGACTACTCTGCCGAAGAATTGACCCGTTCGTTTATTAGCTAAAACTTTTCTGCTTATGACATTGATGGTGTGGGGCCTTGTCCCTTGGTCAACGTAAGCTGAGTATTTGGCCCTGGCTTCAACGACTGCTGAGGCGCTGGATGTGCGGCTAGATATTGATTGCCTAAGATTTCCTCCGCCTGACTGCTTGTTAACCGGAGCCTTACGCTTGGCATCGCCTTCTATTTTGAACGCGGTCTTTTCTATGACCCTGCCGAATTCCTTGGTTGCTATACCCGGTGCTTTTCTAAAAGCGGCTGCGAGTTCTTTGGCGTTGAGAAGTTTTATCTGGACTTCCATTAGGATTGGAAGATTCTGATTATGGTCTCCTGATGCGGGTGGCCGTTGAAGTTCAAACTCTCGGTTCCGATAACTCTGTACTCATCGCTGTCGATAAATATCCTGTCGCCTTCAATGATGTCGGCTGGTCCAGAAAACATGAGGAAATTCTTTCCAAATCCTCCGGGTATGTCTTGAGTGATGGAAGGATCTAGCGGCTGGATATGACAAGCGAGAGTTGCAATGTGGGTTTGGTAAGCTTTCTTAGCTGTAGGTTCATTTTCTTCATCTAAAACCACTGCGAGACGGTCTACCCTGGCTGTCTTGTCATAATGTGATTCAAGCATACCTCTTGTACATTTTTAATGTCTGTTTGGCATTTAAATAATCAGTTGCCTGAGTGCTTCCTGATTTATAAGTCACTGAGTAACGTCCGATGGTTTCGCTCTGGATTTCCCTGTTATCGGTGTCCTGAGAGTTTTGTGAGTTGATGATTCCGGCAACCATTACAGTAGCGGCAAGTGAGATGTCTGCTGGAACGCTCCCATAGCCCCATTTTGCCGTCACTGTAACGTTTTGATTGCCTGAGGTGAAGATTCGGTAGGGTAGGATAATTCGGGTCTTAGGAAGGCGATTAGAGGGGTATACGACATAATCAGTAGAAGCAAGTTCATCATCCCCTATCTTAACCCCGGTCACTTCTATCGCGTCATCAATGAAGATCTCATCGCCGTTGTTGCCGTCGTAAACGAGGTCTGATTCTTCAGCTTCCTCATCGGGTTCGGCGAAAGTACGGCCGGTGTAACGCTCGATGTATGCAGTAACGGCGTCAATAAATTCTTGGACTGTAGGCTCATAGGATTCTTCTATCTCAATGAGCGTGTAGTTTTCGACTTTCTCAATTGTGGTTAGGGGCATTGTTTAGAACTTAATGTAAGGGGTTGGTTTTTTAGAATAGGGGCTTGATTTGTTGGAATAAGGATTGGATTGGAAGGTGTAAGGATTCGTCTTGTTTGTATATGGCGTAGATTTATTTGTGTAGGGATGTCGGCGTGTGACTCTTGGGTGATAGAGCCTGAACGTGAGGGTCTGTACTGTGGGGTGAACAATTGTCGTTAAGTCTACCGTGACGGGCTGTGTGGTGAAGATTGCGCCGACTACATTAACAATTACTTGCGTCTGTCCGGTTACTTGAGGGTGAGGTGCTGAGAATAAAGCAGTCTTGACTGTGGGCTGAATCGTAGAGCCGGTGTGAACAACACGATTTTGAATCGAGAAACTTAGGCTCTTAACTGAGGCGTTAAAATTGAAATTCCTGATTGCAGTTTCAGTCGGTATCTGGAAGTTCAGCGCTGCACTTAAGACATTGGGACTCACCGTAACATTGCGGACAGCGGATACGCTCGGACTCTGAATTGTGAACGTGCTTGTCTTTACAACGGGCGATACCACTGCACCTACTGAGACTAACGGTGGAGAAATCGTCGCAGTTATTACTTTCGCTGTAGCTTGGAATGACGCGCTAGAGCCGACCGATACAGCAGGGCTTTGGACACTGAAAGTTGGGGCAAGAACAGTAGGGCTGACGGTAACGCTTCTCTGAGTGGTAACTAACGGACTTTGAGTTGAAAAGATGCTGGATTGGGCGGTAGCTGTGAATGATGCGTTTGTCGAATTATCTACTGTAACCGGCTGGATACTGAATGTGGCAATCTTTACTGAAGCGGCAGTGTTGGCTCCTCCTGATACTGCTGTGGTCTGTAGAGCCCCGGTGATGGTCTGAGGATTAACCGAAGTCGATACGTTTATCTGGGCGCTTGTAATCGGTACTTGAATCGAAAACGCCAAGCTCTTTGCTACTGCGCTACTTGTTACGTTCCTCGTTGTCGTTACGCTTGGGGCCTGAGTACTGAAGCTTGCTGAATTAGCCAAAACACTCACAGTCATTCCCAAACTGATACTCGGATCTACGGCACTGAAGATAGCCGACTGAGCCGGAACGTTAGTCGTTACATTCCTGGTTGCGGTCGTAGTCGCAGTCTGATAGGAGAAATTAACTACTTCTACCGATGGTGAGACTGTAACGTTTCTCGTTATGCTTATCGTCGGTGCTTGCAGTGAGAGCGTAGCGGTGAATGCGGGCGGTTGAATAGTCGGGCCTACACTGATTGCCGGCGATTGGATTGAAAAAGAGCTGGATTGACTTGTAACACTCGAGGAAACATTTCTCTGTGCTGTGACGGTGCTTTGAGGCAGTGAGAATACAGTGTTCTTTGCACTCGGAGAATAAGAAACATTTCTAATCGTTGTTACCGATGGCGCTTGAGTCGATGCCACCACACTTTTGACAGTGGGTGAAATCGTGGCTCCAGTGTGTACGGTAGGAACGATTATTGAGAACGCTGCGGCAAGAACTGCTCCTGAGAAAGATAAGTTCCTGATGGCTGAAACAATCGGGTCTAGTAAGCTGGAAACAACACTCTTGACCGTGGCACTAAACGAGAGATTGCGGATAGCGGAAACTGAACTGACAGGTAGGCTAAAGGTCGAACTTTTTACAGTAGCGGAATAGGAAGCATTCGTCCCTGATGAAATCGTGAAACTTCTTGTGCTACTCCACGGTCCATAAGTATTCGTCCCTGATGGGTCTTTGGCTCTTACTCTCCAGTAATAAGTTCCTGGAGCAAGGGCGTCTCCTGCTTGAACTGTGAAATCTCTAGCTACACCGGATGCAAAGGGATGTCCTGAGGTAAAGCCCGAATCGGTAGTGGAAACCTTGTCGAGGAGCGGGGAAATACTCGCAGAATAGACATAGAAAATATAGTCATTTGATGCTGATGCCCATGCTCCCGCTGTCGTGGTCAGAAAAGACCTATTTCCTGCATGGGTTGCGCTGGTTGCATCGCGCGAAACGTCTACTAAATTGCCGGCCGAACCGCTCGAATACTCAAGAGTAATCACATAATTCACGCCGTTCGTCATCGCATACTGGTTGGCACCAGAAAAAGTGAAGGTAATGAGTTGGTTTGAAGTCGTTAGTGTAGAGACATCAAAGTTGTCTGACGTAGCAAGCGCTGCTCCTGTTGGTACTCCCGTTGAACCAAAGGAGCCGGAAATAGCATATAGTTTGGCTACGGCATTCCCTGTCGGGGAGCCCGTTTTCTTAAGATAGAATTTGGCCGAACCTAAAGTTGCTCCTATTCCTGTGAAGCACTGTCCAATACCAGCCGCTCCAGTACCATCATTAACCCCGATTGAAGTCAATGAGTCCGCGTTTGATTCGCTATAACTGTCAACCAAAACAGAACTGCCAAAATTATTATCCGTATGAACCTGCACGTTGTACTCAATTGTGTCTGCATCAGCGTCTGTCCCTGTAAAGTTCAGGGTAGGAGTCGTGTCTGAATCCGTGGAAGCATCGGCGGGGCTGTTGAGAGCAACAGTAGGAACAGATTGCCCGATAACCGTTCGTGATGGCAGTGAGAATGTGGCTGACTTTACTGCCGCGGAAGTCGATACATTGACTGGAGTAACATGAGTAACTTCAACTTTAATGTAATCAAAGCTGAATGTGACCGCCGTTGAGCTGTTTCCTTGCACTGCAGCAAGAACCGCTTCAAACGTTCCGTCTAGTAAGTTGGCTCTTGTCCACGTACGGTCTGCGGTTATGTCAATTGTGCGAACTGTGTCAGTGGTCGGTTCTGCCGCATCATCATGGTTTGCTTGTGCTGATCCGCTTACTTTGGAGTAGGTTCTCGCAGTTGCGATTGAAGTGGTAACGCTGGCCTTCCATTCATAGATAATCTGAACCTTGGTGATTACATCACCAGAAGGAATTACACCGTCAAAACCAAAATTCCCATACTTCGTCGCAAGGGTAACGTTCTTCCCCGGTAAAGCGGTAGCGTATGATCCATCATCAGCATGGCCGTTATTCGGGTTGGTTAAACCAGCTCCGGTTTCTGCTGCATTGCTTGTAGGAAATTGTGTATGGACTGCCATTAATTCTTATTCCTTGATGACCACCAAGCCCTGTACTCCTCATAAGGCCAGTCAGGATTGCCGAAGGTAATAATGATGAACACTAAATGGAGGTCTATATATTTGAGATTGTAATCAACGTGAATTCCCAGCGAAAAGAGTATCGGCTTGCCCCATTGAATCATCCATCGCTTACCGTTTTTGATGTGCCATCTCATATTGTCAAAGAGCAAAGGGGGAATTGCTCCCCCTACTCTAATTGAGGTTAATGATGCCTTCAGCGTCCCAGGTGATTGTGAAGTTACCTGCGGATGAAATCTTGTCTGATCCGAAATCTATGTAGCACAGAAGTTCGTCTGCGCTGGATGCTCCGCCACGGGACTTGTATAAGACTGCTCCGCGAGCCGTGATAGTGGAGGTGGGCCAAGTGAGGTCGTCTGCGTCGAACACGCCTTCGTTGTCGGTGTTGTCAACCGTGACGGCCTTGTTAGCGAGTGCTGAACCGCCTGCGGTGTAACCAGTGCCGGATACTTCGTTGGTGATGTCGCTTCTTTTTGTGTGGGCGTCTTGGTCTGCCGTGTAGGTGGAAGTTACCAACATGACCTTGATGGTGTCGGTATCGAGGTCAAGCGCACCATTCATTATGTCGCGCTTAAAACTGTTGTAAATTACATCAGCCATTTATTTAGATTTCTGTTAATTCATTAGTTCTCTCCTTGATTTCGGCCTTTGCGTTCTGTATGCGGTTTTCAAAATCCGCAATCTTTGCTGTCAGCCATTCGATTCTGGCTTCTAGCCACTCTTTGGAACGGACAATATGCCCGCTCTCGTCACGCTCGATTCCTCGGCGTGCTTCAACTTCTTTTCTCATTGTGTGTTTGTTAATGATTGAGTTCACTTCCGAAAGTATCCGTAGATACTCTCGAACTAAATTCAATTAGGTAGCTTTGGTTTTTAAGACGGTGACTGCACTGGGCAAAGCCAAGACGTAACCAACACGTTCGACAATGCGAATGGCGGTCATATCTTGCTCTGCTAAGTTGATGGCAGTAGAACCATCGGTGTCGGTGATAGAAGCTTCGGTGAGCACCTTGACGCGCAACTGTTGCTTATCGCCAAAAATAGCGGCTTGCTTCAGGTTGCCGAACAAGATGAAAGGCTTGCTTGTACCAGTGACGGTAGCGGCGGGGAAGGCTTCGCTCAATTCAACGGGGTAGCCCAAAATTTGAGATGGGTTTCCTTGTGAGGCAGGAGTGAAGATGAAAGCGCCAGTGCCATCGCCGTTTTCGCGGAGTAAGCGCAGTTTGCTTAACACTGTGCGGTGCATGTAGAACTTTGCGCCTGAGAGTGCGCCACTCGGCGTACCATCAATCACGGCTTGCAATTCTTCTACGGTTATATCGGCGGGGTCATTGGAAGCAGTGTTCTCAATGTTGACTGACGTGTTGTTCAAGATGCCGGTCCAAGGAGAACCAGTTCCGTTAAAGAACTGTAAGTCTTCTTCTTTGGCTACGGCTTCAGCGAACAACTCAGATACCAGTTGAGTGAGATTTAACTGGGAGTCTTCTAAGATTTCGTCGGTGAACGGAACGATAGCGGCAAGTTTCTTCAAGGTCTGAGTGACGAGAGAGAAACCTGGCTGGGTGCCGGTTTTCTTAGCACCTTCGTTTGTCCAGTAAACGGAAACTGAAGTGCCTAAGGCCGGAATGGTGCGAGAGTTACCTGGGCCACTAAAGGGCAGGTAGCGCATATCGCGGCGAGCTAGACCAAACTGGTCAGCGGCCACACGCAAGATTTCATTCCTCAATTCAGACGGGATTAACAATCCAGCCTGGGCATCATCTGGGCTTGAGCCGCTCTCGCTTGTGGTGAGGGCTTTTAAGGTAGCCGTGTCGTTGGCGAACAAAGCCTTCATAAAGGTCTTTGTTACGTCACGATGTTCATCGACTTCGGGCTTGCCGGTGTCGATGGCTTTGGCGCGTTGGGAGACAACGCCAGACATAAACTTCTCAGCAATTTGGGTTGCCATGCCGTCAATCTTTTCTTGGATTGACTTGGTGATGAGCGCCTTGACAGCGGCTTCATCTACTTCGTCGGTAGCGGGAACTTCGGGAGCTGGAGTCTCAACAACCGGAGCGTCAGCTACAGGGGTCTCAACTTCGGGTTGAGATTCTTCTTTGGTTTTCATTCATAGGTGAGTTAATTGGTAAGGTTCCGCTTTTCCTGCAATAGGGTGCGGACTGCCCTGTTGATAATCCTTGCAGTGGATTTGGGTACGTCCTTGCTGTGAGGAGTTTCGACCTTGTGTGTTACAGCAGTATCGTTGCTTAGTTGTTTGCCTTCATCGGCATTTAACAATTCATTCAATGCGTCAACGGCTTTGACGATGACAGCCTTGTTCTTAGCTGATAGAACCCTGCCTTCCTTTTGGCTTAGGTGCTTCTCTAAAGGTGAGGTGTCGATGCCTTTGCTCTTTGCAAGAGCTAAAGCATTGGCCGGCACGTTGACGGTGGAGATTTCAAAAAGGGTATTCTTCTTGAGAGTAACCTGGTCTTCTTGGTCGTCGAACTCAGTCACTTCATTCTGAAAGCCGACTGAGAACGCCCGCATATATCCGCCCTTATAGAGCTTGAAAATCGTGTTGGCGAACTCATACTCGTTGGCAGCGAATTGGATCTCGCCTTCGAGATTACCGTCACTGTTAAACGCCAGGCTTAAAGCTTTGCCGATAGCTGGCTGGGCGTGGTCGTGGGCAAAAAGGATAACGGGGTTCTTCAAGTAGTCGTCGAGTTGCCAGGACTTCTGGTCAACTACTTCGCCTTGCCGGTCTTCATCGGCGGTTGAAAATACTCCTCTGATGATGTGCTTTTCATCATCTATTCCCTTGATGTCCACATCAAGGTGTTTGTATTTCATTATTGTTGGTTAGTATTAAAAGATATGATTAAACGACTGCCACCGTGGTACATCGACAGTTGGGTTCTTGTGGGTATGGGAGGCCATTCGAAAAGTTTTCGCCTACCTTGACCACTTCGCCGTCCAAAGCAACGTGTTCCTCACGTACGCGGTCGTCACCTGCCGTAATCCATTCGACTCCATTTACAACGTCGCTTTGCTTATAAGCTTCATTAAAGCCTTCGTTATTGACTGCGGTAGACTCAGTACGGGCTATTCGGTCTGAGCGGTAGGTTGGGAATTCTTCGTAGACAGCATTTACCCTGGCTGATAATTCAGCAATACCTTCACCTGATTCAATTCCTTCAGCAAGGGTGCGTGAGAGTTTTTCTAAAGTAGTGTCATTAACAGAAGTAGCAAATAACTTCGCTCGTTCTTTGAGTTTCTTTTCTAAGGCTGCGGTGTAGGTAAAGCTTTCTTCAGTGCCTAGTAAATCAAGTGCGTCTTGGCCAGCATCAGTAGCAGCTTCAACCATGTAAGGAATGGCAAGGTCGGTGAAGATTTTGTCTTCGTTCTTTTTATTGAAAGTAAACTCAGACTTTGCAGCTTTTATCAGAGAAGGTTTTGAAACTTCCATATCACCTACATATTCGAAAAGCTGTTTCATACTAGATAGAACACGCTTCTTCTGTCTTACTGTTTCTGCTTCGACAGCTTTCTTGAATTTCTCGGCTCGTTTGTCGATTTTCTTGTTAACGAACTTCTCATACTGCAACCGAATGGTGGGGTCTTTGAGTAGGGATTCCTTTTTCTTTTTGGGTTTCTTGATTGCCTTATAAACATCATCGGCTATGCCCTCAATCATCTCTAACTTAGCCTTTAGATGATGCCGGCCTTTAAATATCTTTTGGGAATCATCCTGCGCAATGGGCGGAGCATCTATGGCCTGAAAACCCAACGGGGTGAATAGGCTGTCGCCTCCGTCAATGGGTTCTAGGTTTAAGGATTCGCGAATTTCATTTCTGGTTATCCACTTATCCACACCGGCTGTGAACTCTGCAAGCTGTGTGGTGCGGTCTAAGGGTGTGGGATCTTCAAAGTCCACATAGAAGCGCTCACCAAAATCTGGAATAACGAGCATTTCATTGATGACTTCGACTAGCGCGGTGACTTCAGGAAGGATTGTTTCTGATAAGAATGTTCTTAGCCCTTCTTGGGCGTTGGCTAGATTCACATCATCAGTAGTAATGACTGACTTGGGAACACCAAAAGCTACTAGGATGTCGTCACGGGTAAACTTCAAAGACTCG